CGACAATGACCTTGGGTGAGGAAGGCCAGCGCGCATTTACCAGGCTATCCATCGAGCTAGACGGCATCGGGGTATTGAAGCCTGCCTTTGCTGAGATGATCACCCTTGCTGCCGATGCGCTCGGGGACATCGAGATTGCCAGCGCGGATTTACGGGAGCGCGGTCATATCAGCGTTACGGAGCGGGGCGAAACAAAGAACCCGAGCTGGACGATCAAGACATCGGCTCAGTCGATTGCCTTCCGTTATCTCTCAGCGCTCGGACTATCGCCAACCGCAATAGGGAAGCTGACCGGCGCGAAGAAGGAAGAGATTAACGAGTTCGATGAGGATTAACCCATGAGCAGACCAATTCACATCGGACAAGGCAAGGCATTCAACGAAGACTGCTTTGAGGTAATGAAGGAAATGCCGGACGTCTGTGTGGATATGCTCTTTGCGGATTTGCCTTACGGAACAACCGCTTGCAAGTGGGATACAGTTATTCCATTTGAAAGGTTATGGCCAGAGTTCAACCGGATATGCAAACCGAATGCGGCGATGGTTTTCACAGCTTCACAACCGTTCACTTCAGCGCTTGTGATGAGTAATGTGAAGAATTTCAAATACTGTTGGGTATGGGATAAGAAAAAAGGCGGCAATATAATGAACCTCAAAAGCCAACCCTACAAAACACATGAAGATATTTGTGTGTTTAGTCAAAAACCTCATAGCTATCAACCAATCATGATTGATCAAAAAGAGCGAAAAGGTAAAACTTATTCAAAAGGAGAGGCAAATGGGGTATTAAATTATGGTGACGAAAGAACCTATAAACAAAAATACCCAAAAAGCATTTTGGAGGTAAGCAACGCTAACCAAAAAGACAGATTACACCCCACTCAAAAACCCGTTGCGCTTCTGGAGTATCTAATCAAGACGTATTCAAACGAAGGCGAATTGATTTTTGACCCCACGGCGGGAAGCCTGACAACCGGGGTTGCAGCGGAGAATCTGAATCGGCGGTGGATTGTATGCGAACAGTTGGAAGAGTATTTCACAAAAGGGATTGCACGTTTCAGCAAATCGGAAACGCTAAAAGAATTACACAACCTAGAACTTACCAACTAATCATGAAAATCGAAAACCTAAAAACAGCGGACTTAATCCCATACGATAGGAACAGCAGGACGCATGACGAGCATCAAGTCTCCCAGATCGCAGGGTCAATCCGGGAATTCAGCTTCACCAATCCAGTCCTCATCGACGCAGAGAATGGGATCATCGCCGGTCATGGACGCGTGATGGCGGCACAGGTTCTCGGGCTGGACAAGGTTCCGTGCATCCGACTATCTCACCTGACAGAGACACAGAAGCGAGCCTACATCATCGCCGACAACAAGATGGCACTCAACAGCGGATGGGATGAAACCATGCTCGGGCTTGAACTGGCAGACCTGCGGGAGTTGGATTTCGATTTGAACCTAACCGGCTTCAGCGAGGAAGAGCTTGGATCGTTCGACATAGACGAGAGCGAAATGCCGAACCTAGATGACGGCGAAAAGTCACCGTTCCAACAAAAGACATTTACGGTATCCGACGAGCAAGCGGAGGACGTTGATGCGGCGCTTTCAAAAGCCAAAGGAATGGGACACGGCGAAAGCACATCAAACGAAAACAGCAATGGCAACGCACTCGCATTCATCTGCCAATCATTCAACCGGGCTACATGAGCGCAAAAGACATTATACTCAAGACGATCTCATCCAAGGACGCGGCTCGCATCGTTAAGTCATGCCACTACTCGGGAAAGGTTGTGCCTAACTCACAGCTTCATTTTGGCGTGTTTCTTGACGGGAAATGCGGCGGAGCAATGTCTTTCGGGCCATCAATGAGAAAGGATTTGATCGCGCCGCTAGTCAAGGACACGGGATGGAATGGATTCATAGAACTCAACCGGATGGCCTTTGCTGACTGGCTTCCGCGCAACTCCGAAAGCCGTGCGATTGCCATCTCGATGCGGATCATCCGCAAGACGTATCCGCATATCGAATGGGTGGTTTCATTTGCTGATGGAACACAATGCGGGGACGGGGCTATTTATAGGGCGAGTGGTTTCCTTCTTACGGGGATTAAGGAGAACTCACAGATGGCAATCAATCCCGCAACCGGATTGCCAATGCACAAGATAGCAGCCTTCCATCAAGGAAAAGAATACGAGCATGCAAAGTGGAAAAAAACAAGCGGATACATGCTTCGCTACATCTATTTTATCAATCCATCAGCACGTGAGCGCTTAACGGTTCCCGAGATTCCGTTTAGCGAGATACAGCGGCGCGGCGCAGGAATGTATCTTGGCAAACCAAAACGCGTAGATAGCATTGGCGGCAATGCAACCGGCTTCCAGTCGGTAGAAGGCGGTTCGACTCCGACCTCTGCGCTCCATTCTCCAAAGAAATGAAACTATCCCACGAAGATGCGGAGCGCATCAAGAACGCGAGCCTTGCCAACATCATCAAGCGGATCAAGGAAGGCGGGACGCTCACCGCAAATGAGCGAAAGATGGTCGATGAATCCACCAAGGAAGCGGAGGAATCGGCACGGGCAAAACTTAACCACGGGACAACGATCTTGCGGAAGGTTTCCGAGATCATCAATTCCTCCAAGCTCACGCCACCGGAAAAGCGGGAGATATTTTTTCAGCTTTCCCAAATCGAGACATGATCCGGCACCCATGGCTAAACGTATTTGATCGCATTGCTCAGGTTGCTGAACAGCCGGTCAAGCGTCCTGCATTCCGACCGGCAACTCAGCCAAAGAGGAAAGAAGCCAGCGCAAAAAAGGATGATAAGCCTAGCGATTACTACCTAAAAGCGGCGGAATCATACGTGGATCAGGTCATTTCCAGCAAGATCCCGGCGTGCAAATGGGTTAAGCTGGCCTGCGAACGTCACCGGCGGGACATCGCAAGCAGCATCACGAAGTCATTCCCCTACCGATTCGACCCGGAAAAGGCCGAGAATGTATGTAAATTCTTCGAGAAGCTACCGCACGTGAAAGGTAAATGGGGTAAACTCGACCCGATCACACGGAAGCGCCAGACCCTCAAACTGGAATTGTGGCAATGTTTCATCTTCGTTTCGATCTTTGGATGGGTGAGAAAAGATACCGGTAAGCGGCGATTCCGAAAGGCTCGAATCTATGTGCCACGGAAGAATGGAAAGTCATTCATCGCAGCGGCTGTCGGATGGTGGATGTTCGCACGGGACAAGGAGCCAGGGGCTGAGGTTTACGCCGGCGCAACATCGGAAGCTCAAGCGTGGAAAGTGTTTGAACCAGCTAGACAGATGGCGAAGATCAATCCGAATCTGCCGATTGCGTGCGGAGTTACGGTCAACGCTCAAACGCTCGTGCGCGAATCCGATGGCAGCATATTCAAACCGATCATCGGGAAGCCAGGCGATGGCGACTCACCACATTGTGCGATCACCGACGAATACCACGAGCATCAGACCAGTGATCAGCTCGACACCATGGAGACGGGCATGGGCGCGCGCGAGCAACCGCTGTCCATCGTCATCTCAACCGCTGGCGCAAACGCGGCTGGGCCATGCCGCGAGGACTGGAAAAACTGCGAGAACATCCTTGCCGGGACATCGGGATTTGAAGATGAGACGACCTTTGCGATCATCTACGGCATCGACGCGGGCGATAGATGGGACTGCGAGGAATCCCTGATAAAGGCTAATCCGAACTGGGGGGTGAGCATTGAACCGGTTGCGATGCTGGCCGATATGAAGCAGGCGCAGCAAAGGGCGAGCAGGCAATCGGCGTTCAAAACGAAGCATCTGAATGAATGGGTGAGCGTCAAGGAGGCTTATTTCAACTCGACCGAATGGGCAGCGTTGGCGCGACCTGAGATCAAGCGCGAGGACTTTAAACAGTTCCCATCCTACCTATCCGGCGACCTAGCGAGCAAGCACGACCTCGTGGCGCTCATGCAGCTCTTTTGCCTACCTGATAAGCGGTTCGCTCTATTCGGAAAATACTACATCCCCGGGTCAACGCTGAACCTACCGGAGAACCAGCATTACCGCAACTGGCACTTGGCTGGATGGCTCGAATCAGCAGGAGAGGAAGTGACCGACCTCGACGTGTTCAAGGATGACGCCCTGAAGTTTTGTGCCGACTTCGATGTTGTCGAAATGCCTTCAGATCCTAACAGGGCATGGGGAGTGTTCCCATATCTCGAAAAGGAGGGAGTGCCGATTGTCGAATACCGGAACACGATATTGACTATGAGTGAGCCGATGAAAGAGCTTGATGCGC